CAGTATTACTTATTCCGCAATTATCACACTTAACTCTTTCTTTTAATGCTATGAAAGCTACGTTATTTTCAATGTGATGCCCTTGATTGTCTGTAAATTCACATTTTTCTAATTGAATAATAATGTCTTTTAAGTGTTCGTATTTCATAATCTTATATTTAATTTAAAATAATATTTGTTCTGCTGAATCAAAATCTAATCCTTTTTTATCTTCTAAAGGGTCTACTCCTACTATCTTAAATCTATGATGATTATATTCTGCTAATACATAGCAATCGTGAGGAGTTACATTGCCGCCCGTTTGCGTTACCTTTTCCTTTTCTACTATAACACTTGTTAACATCCAGTTATGAGGGTGTGAAGTAAATCTATGTAAACTTACCCAACTATCACAAGCATTAAACCATTTACCACCACCTTCTACATCATAATACTTCATATAATCAGGATAACCAAAGTATTCACTATTCTTATCTGCTATTATTCTTCTTTGACTTGCTGTTATTGGATGATGATTTATATAAACACTCCCAAAATTATGCTTATAATCTTGAATAAGTCTTATAGCTGCATAGTCTATATCATGCCCGTTTCCTCCTCCTTTATTCAAAGCGTTGTAAGGATCAATAAACAAACCGTCTATTTTTAACTTCTTAGCTTCATTTAATAACTCTTCAATAGTATAGCTTTTTTGTTCCATAAATGTAAAGTGTTCATTTATCCAGCTATCAAAATTATATAAATCTGCTTCGTTAACGTCTTTAACATTCTTACCTGCTAAAAATTCAACTAAGAACATTTTTAATACCCATACTTCATTCTCAATAGAATATATTGCCCATTTCAAACCATGCTTTTTAGATAGACAAAGGAAATACCATAATTGAAAAAAGGTTTTACCAATGTTAGGACGTCCAACTATACAGCAAAATCTATTAGGCTTATAGACTAGGTATTGGTCTACACTAGGTAAGTCTATTCCTAAACCTGTAGGTATTTCTCCGTTTTTAAAAGCTATTAATGTTTCTATACTTTTCATAGCTTCTAAGTTAAAGGTTTTGGTGCTTGTCCTAAATACTTACCGTTTATACCTATCTCTGGAGCGTTTTCTTTTTGTATATCCTTTTCTTGTTTTTTAACATAGTTTATAAAGTGAGTAAGTTTATCTTTGTATTCAGTATGAGTAAATTTATCTGTTAGGTATTGAATAGAAAACTCATTGAAGTAATTAGATAGTTTAAGTTTATTTATATTTAAAACACTCATTAAAGCTGTTATGGTTTCTTTCTCTTTTCTAATATCGTTTATAGTGTATTCTTCTTTCTCTTCTTCTTTCTCTTCTTCTTTCTCTTGTACCGAAGCCCCTTGCGTACCCCCTTGCGTACCCCCTTTCAACTCTGTCAATTCATCGTTTTTAAGTTTATTTCCTGTTTTTTGCTCATACCCTTTTACACTTGTTTCTATTGCGTGTTTTTGAGATTGATAAGATAGGTTAACAATAAAATTTAACTCTTTAGGGTCTTCATCTAAGAACTGTTTATTAATAATTGACATTAGAAAATCAAGTTTATCAGACTTCTTTTCTAACTCATTTAGCACATCAAAATAACTTCTTAAGAAATTAAATGCTTTTCTTTTAGTTGGCTTTTCCATTACTTTTTCATTTTAGATTGAATATGTAATAGCTGACCTATAAGATTAGACAGTGTATTTTTGTCTAAAACTATACATGTACTTGTTGTTTCGCCTACTTTAGTTGTAAATGTGTCATCACAAATATGTGAAGCGGTTAAAAGAAACTCATCATCCCCATTTTCGTAATCTAACTCTAAACTTTCATAATTTAAATAACCTTTGTTTCTTTCAAATGTAATCTTCATAATAATTTAATTTAATTTTTAACATAAAAAAGCCTTTCAATTTCATCCCATCTCACAAGGAATCCACCAAAAGGCTTAATGTTTTAATTTCTTAGCTACTCTTAAAGTGAGATGAAGTAACTATTACAAAGATACAATAATTATTTAATATCTATTGTTTTATTTAGTTTAATTTAACTTCTTTATCCCATATATCTAACTCCCCTAAATGTAATATAGAAAGAGCAGCTACATTAATCCATGATAAAATAGACATTCCAGAAGCAAAAGCTATATCTCTATAAATTAAAGGTCTATTACGGCTGATTTTTAAATAGTTAACACCCATCCCCCAACTTAAAACAACACCTGCAAAGTATATTATTACTGTCTTTTTCATAGCTTATTATTTAATTGTTTAACTTATTTAAAATGGTAAAGCAGAAGGATCTTCTTCTTTTACTTCTGCTTTTTCTTCAGGCTTATATTCATTTAAACATACGTAATGAGTCTTACCATATTGGTCTGCTTCACGCTTTTTACCTACTGTTAAATTAACATACTTCTTACCGTTAAAGTCATAAATACCTTTCTTTAGGTCTTCATTAGTTAACTCGATTGTAATGTTTGTAAAGAACTCATTTGAGCTTTTACCACTACCTACATACTTCTTTTCATTTTCCATAATTTATCTATTTATATTTATTTACTAATTGATTCATTTCTCTCTCAAAAGACTTCTTCTTTTTTTCATCTATTGTAAGACTTAAAGATAATACATTTTCGAATATCTGATAGCTTTCACTCATAACATCTGCATCTACATAATTAGCAAATTCATTCTCATGCTTTTCTATCTCTTTTAAAAATCTATTACCGTATTGCTTAACCTTTTGAAAGTATATTTTACTTCCAGTTATCTTGTCTGCTTGATCTAATATAAAACCAATAGCAGCAGTATAGCAGAATAAGTTATTTGTGTTGTTCATATTAAAATAATGTTTTTTGATTAGTCACTTTACCAAACAACTCTCTTTTTTTAGCTTGTTTTAAATTGTAAATAGCTTGTTTGTAATAACTATCTTTTAATTCAATCCCTATAGCTTTACGACCTAAAGAAACAGGACTATAAACCTCACTACCTACACCCATAAAAGGAGTTAAAACAACTTCTCCAGTATTAGAATACATTTCTACTATTCTATCTATTACATCTAATTGCAAAGGGTGTACGTGCTTTTCGTCATCTTCTTCTCTACTATCTTTAAAAGGTAATACATTATCTATTCTAATGTCATCCCAAACACTAGAGGCATATCTTTGCCAAATGTAATGAGATAATTTATTACTCTTTGGATCTTCATGTCCTTTAAACTCTTTATTTAAATAATCCCATAATTGAGATTCATTTATATTAGTTCCTTGTGCATTATTCCAAGCTGTTAGAATGTTAGGTAAAATTGGAGTATCGCCAAAGTATTTATTTAACCCGTTAGGATGTGTTACTGGTACTTCGTTTTCTCCTTTCTTAGTGAATATCAATACATAATCAGGCATAGCAGTAAAACACTTTGTAGAATCTTCTACTATAAATTTGTGCATTAAAGATTGTACCATAGTTCTCATTCTAACTTTTAAAGGCTCTTTCCATATTGTTATACGATTTCTATATTCAAATCCATATTTAGCATGTAGTTTTATTACTTCATGTGGGAAATCCCAAAGCCTACAAGTATTATCAAATACATCCGTGCAATGTACAGCCGTTATCCTACCAGGCTTTGTAACTCTAGCAATCTCTTTTATTAAAAATTCGTATTGCTCTAAAAATTGTTCTTTGCTTTCACAATTACTAAAGTCTCTTTCGCTACTAGAATAATTATAAAGTCCTGCAAATGGAGGGCTATAAACTGACAAGTCTATACTTTCATTGTCTAAAGTTGGTAGTACTTCCATGCAATCACTATTATAAATTGCGTAGTCTTCTGTTACTTCTTGTTGTTTCGTTTTCATGTTCTTTTTTTATATAAATTTAGGTTTAATTATTTCTTTGTTAAATTCTCTTTTTGTGTCTTCAAATGATCCGTTTACATTTATTGTTAATTTAGTGTATAATTCTATTGCTTTTTCTGTTTTCTTTTGTAATGCCTCTAATACTTTATCTTGTCCATCAGATGTAACCATATCAATAGTAACATTACTCTTTTGACCAAACCTCCAAAACCTTCTAATAGCTTGATAGTATTGTTCATAACTATAAGTAGGAAAAAATACTGAATGATTGCAATGCTGCCAATTTAAACCCATACCAGTCATCTTAGCCTTTGTTATAATTCTCTTTATTTTACCTTGTGCAAATGCTAATAGTATTTCTTCTTTTTTCTCCATAGATTGACTACCTATTATTTCTACAGCCTCACTATCTAACTCTCTTAATAGTTTACTTTCATCATTTAAATTACACCAATATACAGAAGTTTTACCTGCGGCTAATTCTACAGCCCTTTCACATCTTTCTTTTATTGTCTGTTTTTGTTCGTGTCTTACTTCATTAAAACCTTTAGCCGACAAATTAAACATTTGTATTTGACCTTCAACATCTATTAAAGATTTGTTTTTAACTGTATGCTTATTTAGTATTAATTCAGGTAGTTTATATCTTTCATCTGAAAACCCTAAATCGCTAGGCATCTTAACCATTATAGCCCATTGATTAACCCAGCTAAAAAAGTCTTTTTCTGCGTGAGGTTTTAAATACCATTTTTCTCCAGCGTGTTTAGGATCAATAGAGTTATTATTATTCTTAAAGAACTTACCTAACATATCAGTATAACCCATATAACCTAAAGCCTCCGAGCTTGTACCCAACTCTATAAAGTCATTAGGGCTAGGTGTAGCGGTACTTAAAAATCTATAAGGTAATTTCTTTACAAAAGATGTTACTTGACATTTAATTTTACCATCAAAATTTTTAAGTATAGAACTTTCATCTAATATACACCCTTCAAAATCTTCACTATTAAAATAATGTAGCCTTTCGTAATTACATATTACTATACTTTTACTATGTGTACCGTCTTTGCTGTATTCTATATCATCAATACCCATTTTTTGAGCTTCTAATATAAATTGAAATGCAACAGCTAGAGGTGTTAAAATCAATACTTTTTTATTAGTATGATTAACTACATTTTGAGCTATTGCTAATTGAATTAAAGTCTTACCTAATCCAGTATCAGCAAACACAGCTATACGACCTTTTCTAGTAGCTCTTTCTATTATTTCACGCTGAAAGTCAAAAGCCATTTCAGGTATATAGTTAGGTTCAAATCCGAACGAACCTAAACTATGTTTTTTAGTTTCTAAAAACTCTTTGTATTCCATAATTCTTTATCTTGTTTTTAAGTCTAATAAGTAATAAGCATTGTTTTTTAATGCGTCTAGTTTTCTTGAATGACCTATTGATTGAGTATTCATTCCTAAAACTTCTATAACACCTAACACTCTATTATAATATGTGTTATGATTGTCTTTTAAATAGTCAATGTAGCTCTTACATTTTCTAGGCTTTTTAGGTCTTGCCTGTTTTAATTCTTTTATTATTTCTTCCATAGTTATTTTTTTAAAACATCAAAAGCAGAACCCAATCAAACTACTTATAAGATGCGATTTTAAAACCTGATTAAGTTTATGGGTTTTTATTATTTCAAATGTCGTTATAATATATTTACCAAACAACTATTAGCAAATATTTATTTTAATTTATTTTCTATTCATCTTTTAACTTACTCTTATAATGCTCTATTATACGCTCCATTTCTAACGCATAGAAATCTTTAAAATCTTTACATTCGTTTTGCTTATTGTAAACAAATAACACATTTCTTAACCTTTGACTTTTAGTTTTACCTTCTAGCTCAATATCAGTATTATCTATTTCATCTACTTCTACTTGTGTTAATACTCCGTTAGGCTTGTAATATAATATCCCTCCAGTATCTAAGGCTTTATCTATCTCCATAAAGTCCTCAGAAGATTGTTCTAAGTCAGTTACAAAAGTTAATGATACGCTCTTATCTTTTTTCCGACTACTCCTATCAAGCGTTACTTGTCTTATTAGATTATTCATTACTCCGTTATTTGTTTAAAATACTTAGCTCTTTTTTCATTGAATTTATTAATACCTTTAATAGTATCTTGTAATTCTACTAGCATTTCATCTCTAGTAACTCTTACAATATGCAAAGGCTTAATTTTAACCCTATCATCATAACTAATAAAG